AGTCGCAACTGTTAAATCCAATCTAGATGCAGATACAGGCGACCCAAGATCACACAATCGAATCGTGTTTGATGCTCTCGAAGCAACACTTGAGAACCGAGCAAGTATCGATCAAATGTCCATGAGTATTGCAGGACGTTCTTTATCGAGAATGTCCCCACAAGAATTGAGAGATTGGTTTTCACACTATAAACATCTGGTAATCAATGAGGACAAAGTTTCACGAAGAAGCAAAGGCGAATCAACAGGAAATCAAGTAAAGGTTAAATTCTAATGGCATGGTATAACAATATCTTAAGAAGAAAACCCAAGACTCGTTCTTGGAAAAGACTCTATTCAGGAGCAACGGGTGGTCGTTTATTTGCTGATTGGCAAACATCAAGCGATAGTGCGGATCAAGAAATATCTGGATCACTAAGTATATTAAGAAATCGCAGTCGAGCATTATCAAGAAATGACAGTTACATATCACGATATTTACAGATGTTGGTTACTAATGTCATTGGGCCTAACGGAATTCGAGTCGCATCAAAAGCAAGAAACGATAATGGAGATTTAGATTTACAAGGCAACGCAGAAGTTGAATCGGCTTTTGCAGAGTGGGGACAGGTGGGAAGCTGTACTCTAAACGGAATGCAATCCTTTTTGGACTGCCAGAAATTATTTATTTCTTCCGTTGCCAGGGACGGCGAAGCATTAATTAGAACTGTACGATCAAACGAAAACCGATTTGGTTTCGCTATTCAGTTCTTAGAAGCCGATCATCTGGACGAGAACTATTCCGTCAAGAATGAAGAGACAGGCAATTCAATCAAGATGGGAGTTGAAGTTAATAAGTTTGGTAAACCGATAGCTTATTATTTATTAAGAAACCACCCAGGTAGTTCGGGCAACTATCTCTATGGCGGTAATAACTACATCAAAGTTCCCGCCGAAGAGTTGATACATGGCTACCTGGCAAACAGAGCAGAACAAACAAGAGGTGTCCCCTGGACATCTTCAATACTAACTAGAGCCAAGATGTTAGACGGACTCGAAGAGAGTGCGGTTGTGAATGCAAGAGTGGGAGCCGCCAAGATGGGATTTATTGTTTCTCCCGATGGAGACGGCTATGTGGGAGAAGAAACAGAAGATACTTATACGCAGATTATGGACGCAACACCTGGAAGTATGGAACAACTACCCGCAGGAAGTGAGTTTAAAGAATGGAAACCCGATTATCCGAATATGACATTCGATCCATTTCAAAAAGCTATCCTTCGAGGTATTGCATCTGGTCTAAATGTTTCTTATGTCGATCTAGCTAATAATCTGGAAGGTGTTAATTATTCCAGTATTAGACAAGGTGTAATGGAACAAAGAGATTATTACAGAACAGTACAAAAGTTCGTTATTCAACATTTTGTCAGACCTGTTTATTTGAAGTGGCTTAACTATGCCATGACAACTAATCAGGTCAGCATACCGATAACGAAATACGACAAGTTTGCTAACTCAGTTACTTTCATTCCTCGTAGTTGGTCATGGATTGATCCACAAAAAGAAATGAGTGCCAATGTGGTAGGACTACAAAATGGTCAAGTAACTATGACAGATATTCAGTCGTCTATGGGCCGTGATCCAGAAGAACTTTTCGAGGAGTTATCCAGAGAAAAGGCTTTGGCCGATCAATACGGAATCGAGACGGCCTTCTCTCCTTACGGAGCAACTAAGACACCAGTTGAACCCGATCTAACGGGAGAAGGTAATGAATAAGGTCTGGCAAATCGGCGGGGATCACGGCAACGTGATTGAGCCACAAGTTAGAAACGAATCCACCCTCGTTTCTAAAAGGTGTCCAACAGTGGGTGTGGCAAATATGCCAGTTAACTAAAAGGAAAAACAATGGAAGAAGAAAACATTGAAGCAACCGAAGAAGAAGAGACGGAAGAATCCGAAGAGGAAACCGAAGAATCTGAATCTGAGGAAGAACAAACTGAGGACGAAGAACGCAGTTTTGCTTCTGATAAGCAATTCCGTTCTGCGGCTATTCGATCTGAATACATAGACGAAGAGAACCGCAGAGTAAGAATTGCTCTTACAAGTGAAGCTCCCGTTAGTCGATCCTTCGGTTCGGAAATATTAGACCATTCAGAATCATCTATCGATACGTCCTTTATGGGACAGGGGCGATCCCCTCTCCTATTGGATCACGATATGACTAAACAAATCGGAGTGGTCGAAAACTATTACATTGACAATAGTGCGAGAAGAACAATCGCAGAAGTACGTTTTGGAAAAAGCGACTTAGCCAATGAAGTATTTAATGATGTAAAAGACGGCATTCGTCAAAATGTCTCAGTCGGTTACAACATCAACAGCATGGAAAGAGACGACTCTTTCGATGAACCAACTTATCGTGTGTCCTGGACTCCTCTCGAAAGTTCGATAGTGAGCATACCTGCGGATCAAAGTGCAAACGTAGGAATAGCCAGAAGCGATGATGCGGCAAAAGAATTACCAGATTTAGAGGTGGCAAGTTTAGCGACTGAAACTAAAGACTCTGGTGTAACAATTAATCAACACTTAAACAAGGAAAACAAAGTGGAAGAAAAACAAGAAATAAATGTTGAGGAAGTTAAGACTGTAACGGAATCCGAAACTAGAAAAAGAATTGCAAAGCAAAACGATGAAATTCTTGAACTAGGCTCAAGACACCAACAGCAAGACTTAGCTCGACAAGCAATAAAAGATGGAACTGATCTTGAAACATTCAGAGGACAACTTCTTAATGCTATCCCTTCTGGACAACCTTTAGAGACTGCCGAAATCGGTTTGACTGAAAAAGAATCCAGAGACTTTAGTATTTTAAAAGCTGTCTATGCTATGAGTAACCCTACTAATAGAAAGGCTCAAGAAGAAGCTAGATTTGAATTTGAAGCATCACAAGCGGCAAAAGACAAATACGGCAGAAATTCCGAAGGTCTTACATTACCAACTGAGGTAATGGGAGCATGGACTCGTGACATAAACACGAGTGACGATAGCGGCGGAATAGGTACTGACTTCCGTAGAGGAGACTTCATTGATGCATTAAGAGATGCGTCTGGTGTTATTAGAGCAGGGGCAACTATATTCCCTGACTTAGTAGATAACGTGAAGATTCCAAAACAGACTGGTGTTTCGACTGCGACATGGATCGCAACCGAAGGCGGAGCAGTAACCGAATCTGAACTGACTTTAGGCTCAGTAGATATGTCTCCTAAAACTATCTCTTCTTATTCTGAAATCACAAACAAGATGCTTGCTAATTCCTCTCTATCAATGGAGACATTAGTAAGAAATGATCTTGCGGCGGGTATCGGTAAAGTTGTAGATACAGGAGCTATGACGGGTTCTGGAAGTTCTGGTCAACCAACTGGAATCAACAGTGCAACTGGTGTTAATTCAGTGACATTAACTACAGCTTCAACTCCAACGTGGGCGGAAACAGTAGAAATGGAATCATTAGTTCTAGCTGACAACGTACCATTTAACAGACCTGGTTACTTAACTAACTCAACTGTAGTAGGCAACTTAAAAACTACAGCGAAAGCGAGTAACACAGCAGTCTTTATTATGGACGGCGACAACAGAGTGAATGGACACCCTGTAACTATCAGTAATGCAGTAGCGGCGGGTTACGCATATTTTGGAATGTGGTCTGACTTAATAATCGGCTTTTTTGGCGGATTAGATATTTTAGTTGACCCATATACAGGAAGTGCAAACAACCTTACAAGAATAAGGGCAACCCAATTCTGCGATGTAGCTGTTAGACATGGACAATCGTTCACGAAGGCAACAGCTTAATTAGCTAAATAGTTGGAAGGGGCCAATAACCCCTTCCACTTTTTGAATATGGCAAACAAATATGAAGTTCTTAAAAATTGCGTAATTGAAGGAAGCGACTATTCCATTGGCGACTCAGTTGAATTAGAGCAACCCGTAGCGGCAGGATTATTGGCCGCAGGGCAAATAGCCGAACACGGCGAATCTAAATCAACGAATCGATCAGTAGGATTAGATTCTTCCGACAGTAAACCAGTTAAGAAAAGAAGTAAGAAGAAATAATTATGGTTCTCGAAACTGCCGCAGACTTAGCGGGATTTTTTGATACAGACGCACATGGAGTTAGTGCGACCATTACTATTGGCGGTTCCAGTTCCACGATCAACGTTATTCTTAATAAAGAATACTTTGCGATTGATCCAGGACTCGGAATCGATGTAGAAGGAACTCAACCTGTAGTAACAGGCAGAACGTCTGATATGTCTGGGGTAGATAACGAGGACACCATAACTATCGATTCAATAACGTATAACATCGTAAGCACACAACCTGACGGCACAGGAGTTACAGCTTTAGTATTGGAACAACAGTAATGGCCCATGTTAGACAACAGATTAGGGAAAGAGCCGCAAGTACATTGGGTTCTTTAACTACAACAGGATCAAGAGTGTATCAGTCTCGGGTGTACCCTCTTGGTTCTAATAACTTGCCTGGACTGTTAATTTTTACGAAGTCTGAGGACTCAATGCCCGAAACGATGGGAACCTCACGATTGATTATGCGTACTTTATCTCTGGTGGTTGAAGGATATGTGAAACAAGTTTCTGACTTTGACGACAAAGTTGATTTAATTTGTAGTGAAGTAGAAACGGCTATGGCAGGAGACATAACGTTGAATGGTTTAGCGAAAGATTCATTTCTGGAATCAACAGAGATTAATTACGATGCCGAAGGGGATCAACCTGTCGGAGTTTGCTCACTGACTTATTCAGTCAGATACGCAAATGCGGAAGCTGATCCAGATACGGCAGTTTAAAAGGAAAAAGTATGGCAAGAGTAATTTTATATTCTCCACAAGGCAAAGACCCTATTGAAGTGTCTGAGCATCGTGCAGAGTATTTAAAAAGCAAAGGTTGGACTTCGGAGAAATCCAAGTCTGTTAGTAAAACAAAAAAAGATAAAGAGGAAAAATAAATGGCAACTCATAGTGGAATTAGCGGCTTAGTAAAAGTCGCATCAAACACTGTAGCGGAAGTAACCAGTTGGACATTGGATCAATCCAATTCCCTAATTGAAGATACAGCGATGGGAGATACGTCAAGAACATATCTTGCAGGACTCGATGAATTTTCAGCTTCGATTGAAGTATTCTGGGACGAAACCGATACGAATGGACAGGTCGCATTGTCTCCTGGTAGTTCTGTAACTCTAGTGTTGTACCCCGAAGGGGCAGACAGTGGAGATACTTACTACACAGGAACAGCATTAGTGACTTCACATTCTGTTTCGGGTTCTTTCGATGGCATGATTACTGCGAGCATAGGGGCAACCTATACTGGAGCCGTAACAACAGAAACAGTCTCCTAACGTGAAGGCGATAGATAGAGCTACGGCACACTTCGACTCAATAGATGTAAGAAAATTAACAGTCGAAGAGTGGGCCGATGAATCTGGGCCTTTCGTTATTTATGCTAAACCCCTGACTCTCCAAGAGAGTCAGAAGTTGTATCGTTTGTCAAAGAATGATGATTTGGCATTGTTGGCTTATGCCTTAATTCATAAGGCATTAGACGACAGTGGAGATAAATTATTCACGATGGACGATAAGTACAAGTTAATGAATCATGTTGACGTTGGTGTACTAACCAAGATCGGAACTTGGATTATGGGAACTGATGATTTAGAGACTGCTGAAAAAAAATAAGAGCTGATGCGGATTTATTCGCACAATACGCATTGGCAGAAAGGTTAGGTAAGACTCTTGAAGAGTTGAGTGCGATAACAGTTGACGAATTTGTTGGTTGGTTAGCTTATATAAAGATATTAGAGGATAAGAAGAGTGGAAAAATTTAAGATGGTCATAACGGCGGTGGACAAGTTCACTAAGCCGCTTAAAAAAGCTACTGCTATGGTAAAAAAACTCGGATCAGTCGCCGCAGGGATTGGGAAGGGTTTAGCAAAAATAGCAGTCGGCATAGCGGCCACAGTGGGAGCAGTATCACTTGTTGTTTCTAAATATGTTTCCATGCTTGACAAGATAGGCAAGACGGCGGAAAAACTTGGTATTGATCCCGAATTTTTACAAAAACTAAGATTCGCCGCCGAACAAACAGGGGTAAAAGTCGAAGCCTTGGATATGGGTCTGCAAAGATTCATAAGAAGAACGGCAGAAGCCGCTAAAGGAACAGGAGAAGCAAAACAAGCTTTAAGCGATCTTGGTATCGCTTTATTCGACCAAAATAACCAACTAAGAAACATCGAAGAAGTGTTTTTTGATGTTGCAGACGCAATAGCCAACACAACCGACAGTGCCGAACAAGTTAGATTAGCCTTTAAGTTTTTTGACTCAGAAGGTGTGGCTTTAGTGGCAACACTAAAAGAAGGTTCTGAGGGTCTACGCAATTTCTACCAGGAAGCTGAGAATTTAGGCATTATAATTAGTAGAGATACCATT